CAACACAGTATTTTGTGGCCTCTCGCGGCCCTTTCCCAACAATGGAAGTTTGTTTTGAGGCGCGTGAGCGTATTCTAAGCACTCTTCCACAACCCAAAATAAACTATGAAGCTATTTGTATTCAAACAGATAAGGTAGGTCTGTAATATGTCCGACATGAAAAAGCTGCATCCTGATGCAGGATTAAACGCCGCCGATCTCGATGGAGACGGCATTGTCACCGAAGAGGAGTTGGCAAAGCATGAGCGCTTTATCAACATTGAAAATGCCGACAAAAAAGAAGACGCGCAACGCGGTATGGCGTGGTTTGCGCTATTTGGGATGCTTCTCTATCCTTTTGCCGTGGTCACTGCTAACTTTCTCGGTCTTGGCGATGCACCCGCTATTCTTGGTGATATGGCTCCCACTTATTTTGTTAGTGTCGCCGCTATTGTAGCGGCGTTTTACGGCAAGGAAGCGTACACAAAGGGGAAATAACATGTTATCTGCACTTATTGGTCCGGTTACCGGATTATTGGATAAGTTTGTAGAGGATAAGGATCAAAAGAATGCCTTGGCTCACGAAATTGCGACACTGGCTGAAAAGCAAGCGCATGAAGCTGCGATGGCGCAAGTCGCAACAAACCAAGCCGAAGCCAAGCACCGATCAGTCTTCGTCGCAGGTTGGCGGCCCTTCATTGGCTGGACGTGTGGCGTCGCGCTTGCATACCACTTCGTGCTTGCTCCATTTATTCTTTTTGGAGTATCTGTCGCTGGTATCGAAATACCTCCGCTCCCTGCGTTCGATATGGACTCGTTAATGACAGTCCTGCTTGGAATGCTGGGTCTGGGAGGACTCCGGACTTATGAAAAATCAAAAGGAATGACTAAATAATGTTTGAATTATCACAACGGTCTTTGGACCGCTTAAATGGCGTAGATGATCGCTTAATCAAGGTTGTTTGTCGGGCAATCGAGCTCACTCAGATTGATTTCGGTGTCATTGAAGGTGTCCGGACAGTCGAAAAGCAAAAAGAGCTTGTGGACAAAGGCGCGTCACAAACCATGAAGTCAAAGCACATTGACGGCTTGGCGGTCGATTTGATGGCGTATGTCGCTGGACGCGGGTGCTGGGAAATCAACGTGTACGACGATATTGCCGATGCGATGAAAAAAGCGGCTAAACAAGAAGGCGTGAAGTTGCGCTGGGGTGCTGCGTGGCACATTAACGACATTGCCGAGTACGAGGGCACAATGGAGGAGGCGATGAACGAATACATTGACCTTCGCCGATCGCAGGGCCGCCGTCCTTTCATTGACGGCCCACATTTCGAGTTGATGGACTAAATGGTTCGGGTCGATGGAAAGCACGCCAAAGACCCGAAAAGAGGCCTTATCAACTGACTCCCTCTACTACTTCACGGGTAAGCCGTGTAAAAATGGGCACGTCGCACGCCGCTTTACCAAAAACAGGAACTGCGAAGACTGTCTTCGATCCCGAAACTTAGATCGAACGAAAAAGGGGTACTGGTCCGATTATGGGACAGACCCCAAATACAGAGAAAAGAAACGCAAATACGCCCGCAATTACTACAAAGAGAACAAAGACAAAAGCTACTTTAAAGGCAAACGACGATGGGAAGTCATCCAACGCGCCACCGTGGCAACAGATGCCGGCATTATTGAAATGAAAAAGATGTACTTGCAGGCTCAAATGCTGACCCTAGAGACCGGCACCAAGTACGAAGTAGATCACATTATCCCCCTTCAACATGCTCTCGTTTCGGGATTACACGTTCCAAATAACCTTCAAATCATCTCAGCAGTAGAAAACCGCGAAAAAGGATCCCATTTCGATCCTGAAGAACATGAGATATGATAGGATCATATCTTAATATGTAAGATAAAATGCGGTGATATAAGAGTATGAATGAGATATACTTAGCGGAAGGGATGTTTCGGGTTATCCGAGACCAAAGAGACGCCATCCTTGACTGCCTCAAATATGACGGGGTAAAAACGATGGAACATTATCGTGAACTGATGGGCATGTTGAATGCTTTAAGTCACGTCGAACAGGAACTCAAGGGCCTGCTAGAAAAACAGGAGCAATTAAATGACTGAAAGCGCTGAAGAACTTACATTGGATCGGCTAAAGGAAGGTGTCGCAAACCTTGAAGCAGCCTACGCAGAACCTCGTACAAAGGTTCTGGATCCAGAATCTATTGGCCAAACCCTCTTAGACAGACTGCCCACGCCAACCGGCTGGCGCGTCCTTATTCTGCCGTATCGCGGTAAAGGTATGACAGAAGGCGGAATCCTTTTGGCAGACCAAACTGTCGAGCAACAGCAGGTGTCTACTCAAGTTGGCTATGTCCTCAAAGTAGGACCACTGGCTTACCAAGATCCAGAAAAGTTCCCCGACGGAGCGTGGTGTCAAGAAAAGGATTGGGTCATGTTTGCCCGTTATTCCGGTTCTCGATTTAACATCGACGGTGGCGAAGTACGGATTCTTAACGACGACGAAATTCTGGCCCGGATTGGGAATCCAGAAGACGTTTTACACTTCTAAGAGGTAAACCATGACAGAAGAAAGAGATGACGAGCAGGTCGAACTGAACGTCGAGGACGCTCAAGAAACGGAAGTTGAGTTTGAAGCTCCGGAACAACCGGACGACGTTCAAGCCTCGGAGGCCGACGAAGAGGACAACTTTGATAAAGCAAGCAATGCTACGCAAAAGCGCATTGACCGTTTGACCAAGAAAATGCGTTCGGCGGAGCGTGAGCGTGAAGAAGCGATTCGTTATGCACAGCAAGTGCAAACTGAAGCGCAAAGCTTAAAACAACGCATGGATAGCCTGAACCAAGGCTATGTCAACGAATACAGCGGTCGCCTTGAAACCCAGATGCAAAGTGCTGAAAACGAGTTGGCAAGTGCGATTGAAATGGGTGACACCAAAGGTGTGATTGAGGCACAGCGCAAAATCACCGCACTGGCTATTGAAAACGATCGTGCGCGTCAAGCGAAGATGCAGCAAGAGCGATATGCCCAACAAGCGGCGGCGCAACAGCAAGCACAAGTTCAACAGCCCATGCCTGCACAACAGCCGCGCCGTCCAGATCCAAAAGCCGAGGACTGGGCTTCGCGTAACGACTGGTTTGGTTCGGATGAAGCAATGACTTATGCAGCGTTTGGAATCCACAAAAAACTTGTGGAGGATGAAGGATTTGACCCGCAGTCAAACGATTACTATACTGAATTGGACAGACGTATGGCGGACGAGTTTCCCCATAAGTTGAAGAATTCGGGTGGAAGCCGTAGACCCGCTCAGGCTGTGGCTTCCGTTTCCCGCGGAAAATCTACTGGGCGCAAAGGAAAGGTTCGTCTCTCTCAGAGCCAAGTCGCAATTGCGAAAAAATTGGGAGTGCCACTTGAAGAATACGCGAAATACGTTAGGGAGCAATAAAGATGGCGGAAGATACTAAAACTGTAAGCCGGGCTTCCCGCGCAACTGAAACCAGAGCTAAAACGGCAAGGCGTAAGCCGTGGGCTCCACCGTCTATGTTAGACGCACCGCCTGCCCCAGATGGGTTTAAGCATCGGTGGATTCGCGCTGAGACTCGCGGTTATGACGATCGCAAGAACATCAGTGCAAAGCTAAGAGAAGGATGGGAATTGGTCCGTGCGGACGAATACCCGGACTTTGAAGCACCGGTCATTGATTCAGGTAAGTATGAAGGTGTGTTTGGTGTTGGCGGATTGATCCTTGCGAGGATTCCTGTTGAAACTATTGAAGAGCGTTCTGATTATTTCCGGCAACGGAACCATGATCAGATGACAGCAGTGGATCAGGATATGATGCGTGAGAATCAACATTCGACAATGCGGATCAGCAATCCTGATCGGCAACAACGTGTAACTTTTGGTGGTCCTAAAAGATAGGGACCGCCCTGATTAGGAGATAGCCTCATGGCAAACCAAGATACTGCCTTTGGTCTACGTCCTATCGGGCTGAATGGAAGCGCGGTTAACTCTACTGGGGTGACTCAGTATGAAATCGCGTCAGACAACACGAATGCTATTTACCAGTTTTCAGCGGTTATTCCGTTGGCAGCTGGCGTTATCGACATCGTTGGTAATGACAATGGCGGGACTGTTCCTTTCCTCGGCGTTCTGATGGGTGTGGAATATGTTGACTCGGTTTCTAAGAAACCAGTTTTCTCTAACTACTGGCCGGGTGCCAACAGCGTAAGCGTGGATACAAACTATCCTGTAAAAGCTTTCGTTGCTGACAACCCAATGCAGCTCTACCGCGTAGCGGCAGACGAGTCCGTCACAAACCGTGCAACTGCACTGGCTGATGTGTTCTCTAACTGCTCACTTGCAAATGGAACTGCGGGCTCAACTGCAACAGGTCGTTCAACTGCTGAGCTCGACATCAGCACCGCTGCGACTACTGAGACGTTGGCAATGCGTATTGTCGGTATCGTCGATGATGTTGCAAACAACGACTACGACGCGGCTGGGGTGAACTTTATTGTTCGCTTCAACTTCCATTACAACGCACCGGCATCGACATCCACTTCGGATTCGGCGCCTGATTCGACAGCAATTTAAGGAGATCGGTCATGGCAATCTCTCGCGCACAATTAGCGAAAGAGCTCGAACCGGGCCTTAATGCCTTGTTCGGGATGGAATACAACCGTTACGAGAACGAACACGCTGAGATTTACACTGAAGAATCTTCAGATCGTGCGTTCGAGGAAGAAGTAATGCTTGGTGGTTTCTCAACTGCACCTGTCAAAGGGGAAGGCTCTGCCATTCAGTTTGACGATGCACAGGAAACATTCACTGCGCGTTACACTCACGAGACAATCGCTCTGGCGTTCTCTATCACTGAGGAAGCTATCGAAGACAATCTGTACGATCGTCTTGCGTCTCGTTACACAAAAGCACTTGCACGTTCAATGGCTCAGACCAAGCAAATCAAGGCTGCGTCTATCTTGAACAACGCGTTTGACACTGGTTTCCCTGTGGGTGACGGTGCTGCGCTTTGTTCATCAGCGCACCCATCTTTGTCTGGTAACCAGCGCAACCAGCTGACTACTCCTGCGGATCTCAACGAGACTTCGCTTGAGCAGATCCTGATTGACATTGCTGGTTTAACTGACGAGCGTGGACTCAAGATCGCCGTTCGTGGCACTAAGCTGATCATTCCAAAGGAACTTCAGTTTATTGCAGAGCGCGTTTTGAACTCTAACCTGCGTCCGGGGACAGCGGATAACGATGCCAATGCAATGAAGAACATGGGAATGCTGCCTGAAGGGGCCGTAGTCAACCATTTCTTGACTGATACTGAAGCGTTTTTCGTTATGACTGATGCACCTAACGGTTTTAAATACTTCAACCGTTCGCCAATCAAGACTGCGATGGAAGGTGACTTTGACACTGGAAATATGCGGTTCAAGGCCCGTGAGCGTTACAGCTTCGGCGTCTCTGACTGGCGCGCAGTTTTCGGCACAGCCGGCGCGCATAAAGAAAAAGGGGGCGCTAGACGCCCCCTTTTTTTATCTATATTATTTAAGAAACTTCTGACAGCATTTTGCTGACACTAGCCACGACAGGAGATTGACATGGCGAACACAACTTTCTCAGGCGTAGTACGCTCTGAAAACGGCTTTTCCGTTGTTTCTAAAAACTCAACAACTGGTGCTTTTACAACTTCATTTACACTTGACGCATCCGGTCTTCAGGTTGCTCCAGTTTCTGTGAGCGATGGCGATGTAACCATTGCTGCTGCGACTAATGCTGGACGCATTAATCTCGTGCCTGCACCATCACAAGACAACACATACACATTACCAACTCCAGAAGCAGGTGTAGCGTATCGCTTTGTGTTTGCAGGCGCTGCGGCGGCGTCTTTTGATGCTATCTTTGACACAGGCTCAAATACAAACTTCTACATTGGCGGTGTTACATTCCTTGACACAGACAGCGAAGTATCTGTTGTTGGTTCAGATGGCGATTCAAACAGCATCTTCCAGATCAATGTGCCAGCGGCGTTTGACGTAACCTTCCTTGGATTAGATGACACGAACTACCAGATCTTTGGAACAGTGACATCAGCGACTGCACCTGCATTCTCTGACCAAGCGTAAGGGGTAGGCCATGGACAGCTTGTCTCAAATTTACCAAGTCAGCAAACGTGAAAGCGGTTTTGCTGTTCTTGGACCGCACCGACTCAAAGAGTTTTCGCTCATCGGCACCGCCAGTGCCGGAAAATTAACTGTATTTGATACAGATACGGCTCCAGTAGCTGGAACTTATGCTCAAACAGGGACAACAGTTACTGTTACCGATAACGGGCATGGTTTATCTACAGGGGACATTGTTGGAATTTGTTTTGAAACAGGAACGGGTGGGACAGCTACCTCCGGTAACTATGAAATCACCGTTACTACAGCAAACGCTTTTACCATAACAATGCTCAATTCAGACACAATTACAAATGATCCCGCGTGCAATTATGTGTCGTATACACCCGCAGACGGTGTGACTCCTAAGCGTTGGTTACTTTGTAAAGGCATTGCTGCGGCAGATACTTTTGCAAACGTTTTTCAGGTTCCAAATAGCGGGTTTATTACTAAGCTGGGAACTTACTTTTTGATGTCCAATCTCTTAGAAGCGGACATGTTTTACGAGTAATGGCTACTACAAAGAACGTTAAAAGAACCCCGTCCGGCCGCGTAAGCTATCGGGGTGAGACGTTTGCGGGGTACAACAAACCGAAGCGCACAAGCGGCGGCAACAAGAAGTTTGCGGTGCTCGCTAAAAAAGGCGACGAAGTAAAGTTGGTTCGGTTTGGTGATCCCAACATGACAATCAAAAAAGATCAACCTGACCGCCGCAAAAGTTTTAGAGCGCGTCACAATTGTGACACGGCAAAAGATAAATTTACCGCTAGATACTGGAGCTGTAAAAAATGGTAGCCCAAGTCAAGCTAGAGATGGAAGATAAAGAGCTGAAGGCTAAAGACGTTTTGGTGCTTTTAGAAAAGCATGAAAGCGAGTGCAACTTAAGATACAAGGCCATTAACGAAAAGCTGGAATCTCAAGCGGCCACGCTTGAAAAGCTGGATCAACGCATGTGGTTTATTGGTATTTTAGTAATCGCCGCCCCTTTTGGAATGCTTTTAGTCGAAAGGATGATGCAATGAGTCGTGTAAACCTCGGTGCCGGGGCATCGCGCAAAAAAGCGTGCAAGCCCGTTCAAAGAATGAAAAAAGGCGGCGAGGTTAAGTCCGGCGGCAAGATTTGTCCTGCGGGCAAAGCATGGGCAAAACGTACTTTTGACACATATCCGAGTGCTTACGCAAACATGGCTGCGTCTAAATACTGTAAAGATCCAAACTACGCCAAAAAAGCCAAAAAGAAGAAAAAATAATGGGACAGTTGAAAGAATGGCGTGATCAAGAATGGGTTCGTATCGACAGCTCTGGAAACATTGTTGGCGAATGCGGCACGTCTAAAGACAAGAAAAACCCCGATCGCTGCTTGCCGCGTTCTAAAGCGGAAAGCTTATCTAAATCTGAGCGCGCAGCGACCGCCCGAAAGAAAAAGCGTGAGGGCTCAAAGGGCAAGCAAGTCGTAAAAAACACCAAAAAAGCAGAAGTAAAAATGGAAGCCGGCGGGGTAGTTCGTCGCAAAAATAAAGGATGCGGAGCGGTTTTAAATGAGCGCCGCAAGAAAACGAGGTACGCATGAATACGCTCGAAGATCAGATCGAACAAGAAATTCGAGACTGGTCTGCGCATTCATTAGAGCAGCCTAACGAACTATTTGCAGGCCTCCCACCTTGCCCGTATGCCAAAAAAGCTTGGGCCGACAACAAAGTTACCATTTCTTTCAAATACGACGGGCATATGCAAGACATATACTCGGCAATATCGCAATTTTGCGATGATTATGAGCTGCACATTATTGTTGACTTAGCGTTTGAAGAAGATCCCGAAGAGTTTCAGGATTACCTTTATCAGCTCAACGAAGCTATCTCTGATGGCATTTTCATAGATCAAGACATCTGGTTAATGGGTTTTCATCCGCATGATGACCCTAACGAGTTGATTGATGATAAAACCTTTACTCCGCTAGTAGATGTGGAGTATGCAATGATTTTTGTTCAACGCCTGTCAAAGGTACAAGCGGCTGCGGACAAATTGAAAGCAACAGGGTATTATGATAGGTATCTGGAAGAATATGATGCTGAGCATTTGTTCCAACAGAGACGAGATTTATTTGAACGGTTGATGGAGACCTCTCATGGCAATGAAACCTAAGAAAATGATGCGTGGCGGACCTGCAAAGAAAATGCGTGCAGGTGGAATGGTTAAAAAAATGAAGGAAGGTGGCGCGGCAGGCATGTCCGTTACCGAACTTCGCAAGATGGCTAAAGACAAAGGCTACAAGTTAGTTAAAGAGTAATGACAACGTCTGCATCTACTGATTTTGAGCTCGATGTAGCCGACTACATTGAGGAAGCGTTTGAGCGTTGTGGTCTTGAGGTGCGTACTGGTTACGACCTCAAAACCGCAAAGCGTTCGCTCAACCTCATGTTAGCTGAATGGGCTAATCGGGGTCTTAATCAGTGGACAATTCAGCAGCGTACAATCACGGTTACCGCCAGTGACGGAGATTATGCGTTGGATTCAGACGTGATTGACATTTTATCTGTTGTGGTGCGTCGAAGCGGTACAGATTACGCGTTGGATCGGGTGAGTCGGGATGAGTTTTTAAACATTCCAAACAAAACTACGGAAGGCCGCCCAACACAGTTTTTCTTGGATCGACAAATTACACCGAATTTAAAAGTCTGGCCTACTCCTCAAAACTCTACGGATGTTTTGGTGTACAACGCTTTAACTCGTATGCAGGACGCGGACACTCAAACTAATACGTTGGAAGTTCCGTTTCGGTTTTACCCCTGTCTTGCGGCAGGCTTGGCATACTACATTTCCTTGAAAAGAGCGCCTCAGCGCACGCAGCTTTTAAAAGCGGTGTACGAAGAGGAATTTGAGCGGGCAATGACTGAAGACCGTGATCGTGCGTCCTTTAACGTTGTACCGCAGTACGAATACTTTAGGACAACCTGATGTCTAAATTTGCTCAAGGAAAGTTTGCTTACGCAACGTCGGACCGGTCAGGTGTGCGGTACAAGTACAAAGACATGCGCCGCGAGTGGAACGGCTTGCTTGTTGGAAAAAATGAGTACGAGCCCAAGCATCCGCAGCTTGGACCTTTTCGTAAGGTTGTTGATGCGCAGGCTTTAAAAGATGCTCGGCCTGATCGCGTCGAGCCTTTTTTTGTGTTTGTGGGCACGCCAACAGTCGAACAGCCTAACCCGCGTCCGATTCGAGGGTTTGGTAAAGTGGGTAGCGTACAGGTGACAACATCATGAGCTTTACATACGCGCAACTAAAACAGGCCATTCAGGACTACACTGAAAACGATGAGACAACGTTTGTTGCGAACTTGCCGTTGTTTATTCGAGCAGCTGAAGAGCGAATTCTTAAAACGGTTCAATTAGATTTTTTTCGCAAAAACGTAGCCGGTAACTTGGCCGCTTCTAACCAATACTTAGCCGCACCCACAGATTTTCTTGCGCCTTTCTCTTTGTCGTTTACAGATGCTGACAACAATAAAAATTTCCTGCTTTTTAAAGACGTTAATTTTGTACAGGAATTTAATCCCGACCCAACGACCACCGGATTGCCGAGGTTTTACGCTGTTTTTGATATTAGCAACTTTATTATTGGTCCGACGCCAGACAGCAATTATGCCGTAGAGCTTCATTATTACTATCGCCCAGCCAGCCTAACGATTGGCGCGGAATCTGGCACGACGTGGCTT